TTATGTCCACATCGTACTGATTCGTCCACTCTCGCGGGTCAAAGGCCACATAGTTGCCTCTCATCCGCACAATGCGGGGCTTGTCTTGATACTTACAAAGAAGATGCAGAATTCCTTTAAACAGAGACTTAACACCCGTCTCCGCAAAGATTCGTGCGATCAGTTCTACCTTACCCGCTCCAGCAGCTTGCATAGAGGCCACAGCCGCAGCAGTCACATTCTGCAAAATAGCGGGGTCTAGCCCTTGGGAAGCGTCTGTTACTCCGGTGCGCTTTTGGGCCACAGAGTCAAGATATTGCAACATCGGGAAGGCTTGTCCCGCAACGGGAGGCACATTCAATGGTTGCACCGCGCCTTGAGACTTAATCCGCACCACTCCACCCGCAGTAGCTGTCAGCAAGTCATCTAAGTTAACCTGCCCGTCTACAGCAGTCACCCGAGCATTGTTTGTCAGATAGAGGTTGTCCAAAATCTGACGGGTGATAGTGGTCTTTTGAAGCTGAATGTCTGTAGTCCGGTCAGCCAATGATTGACCGAAAAACTTATGAGGAATTGGAATCGGACAGATTGAGTGGAATGGCACATAGTCGCATTCTTCGTCAGACAGAATTTCGTTGCCAGCATAGAACACTTGGCGCAGTTCAGCGATACCGTCCCCGTCCATGTCTGCCCGTAGGTAGCACTCGAACACTTCCACACTCTGCATCGAGTCATCCATGCTTGTGGAGTCATCCGGTTGCTCACCATTGGAGAACCTAACGAGTCGCTCCGGTGTGTAGGTCAGTGAGTCGCTAGAAGGAATCCCGTCCACAATGTCAGCATCAAAGCCCATTGCGATCAAGTCGCTGCGGGTCATCAGCTTACGGTGTGCAACGAATGGCGAACCCTCAATCCTCCGAGCCTTCTTAGAGATTAGGAATTCTTCCGGAGGCACATTCTCAACCACCACACGCCCCGTCTTTTGTTTCTTTGAGACGGTCACAGCATGAATCTTGACCTTCACCGCCCCCATTGGGGTCATCTGATCGAACTCTTGTGTGTCTTGTTCTACGATCTCCATCGTGCCATCGCTCATCAGCATGGCAAGTTCGTCCTCAGTTAGATCACGGTACTTTTCTTTGATTACATCTTCTTTATCTTCCCAATAGGCTTTGACCACCCCGACCTTTTGGAGAAGCGCATCCTTGAACCAATCGTGAAGAATAATCACGCCTTCGTTATCACGATTGAATACCCAATTCACATATTCAGTGGCTTGCTTTGCTCCGGCCTCATCGTTTGGGCCACGGGGTTCAAACCTAACCACCTCATCGCTTGCCGAGAAGATTCGCACCAAAGATGGTAAAGAACCATCTACGGCCTCTGCAACCTCACCCGTGACAATCTGAGACTTGCCCTCTACCTCATTGCCGTATGGTTGCCGCAAATAGGCTTGCAGTGCTTCCCTACGCTGTTCAGTGGTTTCGGTCTCCAAATAGCCGAGACTGTTGGAAATCTCCGCATCGATGATTGATTTGAGTTTGTTTTCGTCCATCACACAATCCATTTCACATTTTGAGTGGGCATCTTTGACCAGCCGGAGGTTTCGTTTAGACCGATTGCCAAGTAGCGAAAAGCATCAGAAGCATGGCTACTCCAATCATGAAGTGGTCGCTCGTAAAAGATTTTCCGCTTTTCATCGTAATCCCTTCGGTAGTTTCTGAGTGCGTCTAGTCCTTGCTTGACCTTTGGCACATTGAACCAGCATCGCGGGAGAAGCCTTCGTACCGCTTGGATGCCATCATCGACCCCCATGCGCGGGGCTACACGAATGTTTAATCCAGCATCGGTTAAAACCTCTAGTCGGCTTTTTCCCGTCCCGAGTTCCCGCACTTGTACATCGTGAGGTAGGATTTGCTCGGCTTTGTCCCACCCATTATGCCTTAACCAATTCACATAATTGTCGAGTCCTACGCCGTTGTTCTCGTAAAAGTCAATCATCCGGATTTCTGAACCCGCTATCTGAGCCACCCAAATCGCGGTCGAGTCTCCCATTCCTAAGTCCCATGCAGCCACTGTCTTGCAAAGGTCATCACGGGGAAACTCTTGAATGTGGTTCTTTTCGTCCAAATCGTTCAGCAATTGACCGTAATAAGAACCCTCTACCGCTGCGGTAAACGAGCATTCAAACTCTTGAAGATACTTATCGTCCCCCATTTCAATCCGAGCCGCCTTTAGTTCGGTCTCGTTCAATACTTGCGTTTGGGAGGCTTTGAACTCTAAAAGACCCCACCCATCCTCAGTTTCTGCCCGATCTCTGAGGTCTTTAAAGTGATTGTGGCCCTTTGGAGTCCCAATAAACAAACACCATCCGAGTCTGTCAGCCAATGCCGGTCGGATAATGTCTGTCCATATCTTTGGGTTTTGGTCGCCAATCTCATCAAGAATCACCCCATCGAAATACTGTCCGCGCAGACTGTCGGGATTGTCTGAGCCGTATAGCTGAATCCTACGGTTCCAAAAGTCCACCCTCAACTCAGAGATGTTCTCTGTGCCGCCTAACGGTCTTGCGTACTTCGTGAGATAGTCCCATGCCACCCGCTTTGCTTGCCCGTATGTCGGGGCGATGTAGGCGTATCGCGGTGCTTCCTTTTGGTTGGTCACCGCATCTTTAATCAAATGGTTGATCGCTGAGACTGTCTTTCCCATCCTTCGATGGGCCACCACCACCCCGAATCGTTTAGCGTCTAGCAGAGTGTGAATCTGCAATTGCTCTTTTCTCGGGCTATACGGGATTACGATGGATTGTTCGGTTGCGCCCATGTAACTTTCATTTCAATGGGATTGTTCGCGTCTCCGGCGTGTTCTGTCCTTGCCAGCTTTGGAATGTGATACTCCACTACTGATTGGAATAACTCGAAAGCCTTTGCGGGGTTTGGCTTTATGTCGTGAACGGGGTCGCCCTCTGCTACCTTGTCGAGCCAAATAGAGAGCCGCCAAGCGTTTCCATCTACAAAGGCTGCTATGGCTTGTCTTGCCTCAGATGTGGCCTTATTTGGCGTTCCTATGCCCCTGCCGCCGTGTCTTACGCCACTCATATAGCCCCCACACTAATTTGGGCTAATTTAGTTTTTACTGCTTGCTTTTGCATTACCAATTCCTTATGGCTTGTTGGTGAGTGCTTAGTCTAACAGACTGAGTTCTTTCTTCTTTTCGGGTTCTCCGAGCAGTCCTTGTGCACCTAATGGGATTGCCGGAGTAGCAGCAAATAGCGGTTGGCCTTTGCTTACTGCACCTTTCATTTCGGGTGTTATGTCAATGTATCGGATGGATTCCTTTGATGGACGCTGTGCGGGTATACCATTTGCATCCCGAGCGTAATCAGTGGTTATCTGTGTCTCGCCTACTTTGGCGTTCCACTTCTTGCCGTACTTGTCCAAATACTGCGGGTAAACTTCATCATAATACTTTTTCATTCCCTCGCCGCCAATGTTAAGCCCGTTGCCCATGAGATTGCCATTGTCCTCAGCCATGATTTTTTTGGCTAAGTCTTTCCCCAATACAGAGCTAAGTGACTTATCTTCAAAGTTACCGCCCATTACTTTGCCTTCATTGTTGACAGATAGCGTCATGTTGTCGCCATTTACCAATTCAAGACTAATTGACCTTTTTACACCGCCACCAGCATCACGCCAAGCTAATGAGTTAACTTCGTTGCTCATCTTGTATCTGTCTGCTTGCTGTTTGCCAGTAGTCAACCCCACCCGTTCATAGCCATTGTCAGCAGCATACTTGAGTGCCCTTTTTAGGGCTAGTTGATACCATGTGTCTTTGAATGGGGCATCGGGTACGCCAGTATCACCAAAGGTACGACCAAGCCTATTTTGCTCAGTTTGCAATCTGTTTAGTCTATTAGAAACACTGTTCCATTCATCAAGAATGTTTGTAGGCGCATCTTTGCCTTGACTTGTATACGGTGATGCAAGTTCTTCAAGTTGCTTTTGTCTTTCTAATAGTTGCTGTCTTTCCATGACTAAATCATCTAATTTCTTTTGTTCAGCCGCCCGTTTTTCTGGCGTGTTGTACCCCTTTTCCCGTCCAGCTTGATGCCAATCTGATTGAATCTCCTCAATCAATAGCATTTTCTTGCCATCAGCATCTACACGGTCGTTTACTCGGATGTGAGCAAGAATGTTAGGTTCATCAAAGTGAGAAGATTGATAGTTTTCTGTTTGCTTGGTAACTGGAATTTTTTCCAATTGCCTAATGTGTGCTTGCAAATCATCAGCTTTTTGTGCAAATGAAATAGCTTTCTCCATATCTCCAGCATTAGCAAATTCATTTTGTAATTCACGCATAGCTTCCATGCGTTTAGTGAATCTTTGTATTTCAATAGATGTATTTGGCATTGCTTCCGGCAAAGTGAGCAATATCTCGCGGTAGTTCTCACCGCCGGGCAATTGATATTTGTCGTATTTGCTTGGCCCGTATGGAATGCTTGAATTAAATTGCTTAACAAATGCGTCTGCTTCGTCCGCAGTGTCATAAAGACCTTGCAGCCTTAAATCATTTGAATAAACATAGTATTTAT